ATTCCCATCAGCACTTAGAATTGGAGAAGATATGAGCGAAATAAAAGGTTTAAACAACCTATTAAAAAAGCTCGACAATTTAGGCGGGGATGTGGAAAAGGCACTCTATCCGTCTGTAAACAAGATGGGATTGTTTGTTCAAGGTGAAGCAAAAGAATTATGTCCCGTGGATACCGGAGATTTAAAGCAGTCTATAATCTGTACAACTGTCCAGGCGAATAATAAGATCAGCTCTGTTATATCTACTAATTCTGATCATGCACCTTATGTTGAATTCGGGACCGGTAAGGTTGGTGAAAATACTCATGTGGAAGATAAATATCCAGGTAATTTGGCATACAAACAAGATAAGTGGAGAGTTAATATTCCGGATGTAGGAGTTAGGTGGATTGAAGGTCAACCGGCACAACCGTATTTATATCCAGCACTTAAAAATAACAGAAATGAGGTAATTAAGAATATAAAAGAAGATTTACAAGAAGCAATTAGGGAGATATCAAAATGATTAATGTTAAAGACCAAGTATACAATCAAATAAGAGATATCAGTAATAATGTATCTGACAGTTACCCAGCTGATTGGGCGAATCTTCCGGCAATTCAATATGTGGAAGAGGATAACAAAGTCTATGAATGGGTGGACGGTGAAGAGTCAAAGTCGTATATCAGATATAAAATTGATATATGGCACAATAGGAGTACTTCAGCATGTGCTTTATCAGTAGACAAGGCTATATCAGCATTGGGATTAAGAAGAACACTATGTCAAGATGTAGCAGACCCAAGCGGACTAAAACATAAGGTTATGCGGTACGAGGGAATCATCGATGTAGAAACACAAATGGTTTATCAATACAATTAGAAAGGAAAGGTGATTAAATGTTAGCAAATGGAATTACTTTAGCATACAAAACTGAGGGAGATGCTTATCTTCCATTAGCAGGATTGAAAGAAGTACCAGAAATGGGTGTAGACCCTGAAAAAATAGAAAATACCTGCCTATCAGATACAGTTAAGCAGTATGAGATGGGTATCGGGGACGCCGGAGATATGGATTTTGTTTTTAAGTATGAAAATTCAAAATCAACAAGCCCTTATAGAGTTTTAAGAAGTTTTGCAGATGCGGGTACAAAAGTAAGCTTTGAAGAAACATTTCCTGACGAGACAAAATTCAATTGGGATGCATATGTAAGCGTAAAATTAGGCGGCGGTGGGGTTAACGGTGTAATAGATTTTACAGTATCAATGGCACTTCAAAGCGATATTGCTGTAATAGACCCCGCAGGAGTATAATAATTCTACAAGTATTGACATTGTTTTCCTGTATGATATAATTTTAGTATCTTAATAGGGGAAGGTGTATTTTATGTTTTGTTCAAATTGCGGGAAAGAAGCATTAGGTAATTTTTGTTCAAGCTGTGGAGCTTCACTCACACAGACAAATAATCAATTGGTCAACGAGATAGTAGAAATAGCTTCGACAACTGATGCAACAGACACATTTATAAATGTTAATGGAATAGAGGTTAATATATCTGAGATAATTAATTGTTGTGGAAAGAACAAGATTGAAGCAATCAAACTGCTTAGAGATCAAACCAATGTTAGCTTAAGTGAAGGTAAAAACATTATAGATGAGGCGTACAAAGAACTTTATAAACCTGAACCAAAAAAAAGTTTTTGGCAATCTGTTAAAGAGGAAAGTCAAAAACAAAAAGTAAAGGAAATAGAAAAGAAAAAATATGAGAAAGAGCGATTAGAACAATTAGAGCGCGATGGAGTTGCTTATTGTCCTAAATGCCATTCTACAAGCTTATCGGCTCATAAAAAAGGGTTTGGTATAGGTAAAGCGGTTGTAGGAGTGGCATTTGCACCGATAGGTCTTGTTGCTGGAAACATTGGAGCAAAAAAGGTTCGTGTTACGTGTTTAAAATGCGGTAATCAGTTTTGGGCCGGGAAAAAATAGCTTATCATAAAAATGAAAGCACTTACAACGTAGGTGCTTTTTTAACACAAAAAACGAGGTGATTTAATGAAACAATTTGCAATATGGGAAGTTGATGGCCAGGAGTACAAGTTAAAATTAACAACAAGTACTATTTGTCAACTGGAAGAAAAGTTTAAGACTAATTTATTAAACTTGGTTGATGGTATGCCGGCATTGACAACAATGCTTACAGTGACACATGCAGCCATGAAAGATTGGAACCACGGCATTAAATATGCTGATGTTCAGAATTTATTTGATAAGTACTGTGAAGCAGGAGGCTCTCAGACCGATTTTATGGCTGATATCTTTATTGAGGTATACAATGTAAGCGGTTTTTTCTCTCAAGCTCTGGCGGACTCTATGACGGAAAAAATAGCGGAAGCGAAAGAGCAGATTTAAGGAATATAACCGAAATTATAGAGGAGCTTTATCCGATATGTTTAGATATTGGTATTGCTCCTTCTTTGTTTTGGAATTCAACAATCAAGGAACTTCAGGACAGTATTGAATCCTATAACAGGGTTACATACAGGAAGACAAAAGAAAAGGCAATATTTAATACTATTCTTGCTAAGCAAATTGGTGAACAAATAGCAATGTTGTTTGATGAAAAGAAAGAAATACAACCTATGCAGCTATGGCAGCTCTATCCTAATTTGTTTGATGAAGAAAAAGAACAATATGAAGTTGAGAAGAAAAATAATGATTTAGAGCTATACAAGGCAAGAATGAAAGATTTTATGTATAGACATAACACCTATAGGAAGGGTGGTGAGTAAATGGAATTAGAAAGACTGCAGGTAGTCATTGAAGCCTCATTAAGTGACTTTAAGAAGAAAATGAATGCTGTAAAAGACATTACAAATAATGCCACAAAGCAGGTTAAAGCCGAAACCGATAAAATAAAATATAGCATGGACAATATGACCGGCAAAGTTAAAACAGCTAATATTGATAAGCTTAAAGATAAAATTAAAAGTGTTAATGGTGACTTATCGGCAATGTATGCCCGAATTGATGAAATGAAAGCATCTAAATATGCTGAATTATCTGAAATGCCGTATAGCAGTGAAGGACAATTGGATGCAGCCGTTGAAGGTGCTTTAAATACAGATAAAGCATTCCAGAAATTAAGCGATTCAATCAGGAAGGCAGAACAAGAATTGGAGCGCTACAAAGTTACTTTATATGAAACGAATGCGTTACAAGATAGCAGCAGTAATAAATCGAACAGGCTTT